CGAGCTTGTGTTGTACGTCCTTCTAACATGGTGCGATCCCAACCAAACACTGCGCTGACAGCATCTTTAAGACTGTTGGCGAATGATTCTCGTCGGTATCCGTGAAAGTTGGTAAGATAATCGGCAATCGTATCTTTGCCAGAACCAATAAAACCGCATACGCCAATAATCATAAAGCTCTCCTAATTTAGTTCTAGTATATAACAGTTTTGTTACAAGGTCAATACTTTTTTAAACCCGATTCATTCTTTGTAAAGGATACCGATCTGTATCTAATTTAAATACAAAAAACACTAAAGTTAATCGGTCTTCGTTATTTGGCAATGTAAAACTATTAGCTGAATGGTATAAATGAGAGTCAAACGCTATTAATCTGTTAAATTTATTTTTAAGAATGATAGATTCTTCAAATTGATCATTGTTTTCTTTTCTATATTTTGATAGCGATTCAGTTAATGCTGGGTCATTAAATGCTTCAACTTTTTTATCATGATTTAAAATTTGAGCACCTGGTATTTTAGATTGATAAATGGTAGTACCCGCATCAGCAGGACTATTTGGGTTTAAATACACTACTCCAGAAATTAAGGCATCTTTATCAACATGTACCCAACCTTCTTGAAAATCATCATTAACTAATTGAAAATACGCCTGAACATTCCATCCCATGCGATGATGCTCAAGATTATAAAAGACTGATACAAATCGTTCTATAATATGATTAAAAAGTTGGGGGTTCAGTTCATGAAGGGGTCTTGTGCGTTTTCCAGGCCATTGGTGGGTATCGTCAACAAAATATTCCTGTTCAAGCGCGAAGTTTCTGATCCAAACAGGATCATCAAAGAAATTATCAATTATAGTAGTTGGAATTATATAATTATTCATACTATGTTATATAGCAGAATAGTTATAGAGAAGAAATTTTTAACCAGTTATAAAGTAGTAGGCATTGCTACCATTGGCTTCGTTATTGATAAGTTCTTTTTCTAAGACATCAATCATTTCCTTGGATTCGCTAATCAGTGCAGTGCCATTTAGTGTGATCGGGGAGCCAGGCCCTGCAATTGATCCAAATTTGCTACGAGCTTGTCCTAGCATCTGTTTGCATGTTGCCAGAGTGTAGTCTCGTAACCATTGTTTGCAATAGATGTCTTGTAACAATACCCAATCTGGACGATAGTTATAACATTGTACCAGTATCTGCTCGCCTTGTGCAAAAGGACGTTGTAGGATATTTAAAATATGTGTAGTGGGCTTCCAAAGGAATTCTATGTAACTACCAAACATACGCCCTACTAGTTTCTGATAGCCGGCAAATGCATCATACGTTGCTAGTCCACCCATCATGCTACCTGACATCAGATAGGTGTTAGTATAGGCTAGATTAAACGGCTCAAATAGCGTACCGCCTGCACCAATACCAGTTCTTGAGCCAATAGCTCTACGAAACACTTGACGTACTGTGATAACTTCATCAGGTAATCTGTATTCATTTTGATCCTGTATTAGTTCTAAAAACATGTAGCTTTCTTCAACCGCATTAGGGCTACGTTGACGATATCGTACCAGCGCACGATCTAGGGCTGTTTCATAATGCTTAGGATCTAGCTCAACTTCAACCATGCCGTCACCTAGCATTTGCTTTACGTAATCAAATACTTTGTTACGTTCTTCAGTAGAATTTGATTGGGTTGTTGACGGCAGATCATCCATATTATTGTCCTCTTACTATATTTAGCTATCGATAAATATGTTACTATGCCAAGATTAAGTTTATTTAAACCAGAAAAAGGGTTGGACTATAAGTTTATAGACCGCCAAGCTAGCGAAATGTTTCAGGCTGGCGGGACTGACGTATATCTGCACAAATATTTAGGTGCAAATACCGACCCGGCAAATGCCACAGCATCTCAACCAAACTATGCTACTACAGCAGTTACAAACATCCAGGATTTATTATTCCTAGAAAATCGCGATCGTACTTATGATCCTGAAATTTATCGTATTCGTGGCATGTATAATGTACAAAATATCGACTTTAATCTAAGTCAGTTCGGTTTGTTTATCGACAACGACACCCTATACATGACTGTGCATATTAATGATTTTGTCAAATATATTGGTCGTAAACCAGTTAGTGGTGACGTTTTAGAACTTCCCCACCTGCGTGATGATTTTGCTCTTAATGATTTTGATGTTAGCTTACCTCGATACTATGTTATTGAAGATGTAGGTCGTGCTTCAGAAGGATTTTCAGTTACTTGGTTCCCACATCTATATAGATTAAAATTAAAACGTGTAACTGATAGTCAACAATTTGCATCAATCTTTGATCAACCAGCTAAGGACATTAATGGAGATCCAGTAGGAGCGGGTACTACACTTAAAGATTTACTCAGTACATTTAATACAGAAATTGAGATCAATGCACAACTTGTGGCGCAAGCCGAAGCTGATGCTCCAACAAGTGGTTATGAAACTCGCCAATTTTACACATTGTCAGTGGATCCTACAACAGGCAAGCCTCGTTTAGAAACAGCAGATGAAACTGATTTAGATGCTAGTCAAATGAGTTATCGTGCCAATGACAACAATGCTCGTCCAGTACGCACAGGCTACACTGGTTATTTGATAGGTGATGGATTTCCAGTTAACGGTTACGACTTTGGATTTGGTATACAGTTTCCTCAACAACCAGGTACCGACGATTTCTTTTTGCGTACAGATTTTTATCCTAACAGACTATTCCGATTTGATGGGCCAACGCAAACATGGATGAAAGTTGAAGACGCTGTGCAAATGACCATGACCAACAACGACACGCGAAACACACAAAAGACCGGATTTATTAATAATAGCAATTATACCTATACTGGAAAAATTGCTACCGACGCGATTACACTAATTGAAGGTCAAACAGTTATTGATACTAATATTGTGTATGCCACTGGATCTCCTGCACTATATGTGGTGATCAAACAGGGTGTTACACAACTAGAATATGCTGTTAGCGATTATCCAGCATTGACTAGTGGATACAATGGTTTGGTATACTATTGGCAAACGTCTCCGGGAAATTATGCGATACAAATTAATTTGCCAACAATCGACGGCACACAACAAGTCATACCTCAAGCAGGACAGTGGATCATAACACTATATACACAACGAGATGCACAAAGATCTAGTCTTTCTACTGCTCTCAAACCTAGGGCGGATTTATAATGCAATGGTTTTATGACGGTCAGATAAGAAGATATATCACACAGACAATTCGTGTGTTTAGTAATTTTGTGGTCAAATATGGTGACGGTAGCCTACATCAAGTTCCTGTTATGTATGGTGATGCTGATCGTCAAGTATCCAGCATCGTTAGACAAGGCAGTGAAAATGTGGTCAACTCAATTCCGCGAATCAGCATATATGTAACAGCTTTAGAATTAGATCGTGACCGACTAAGTGATGCCAGTTATGTTAGTAAAATGAATTTTCGTGAACGCGACATAAATTCTACAACCGGTGCATATACCGGCGCTCAAGGTCGCAATTATACTGTAGAACGTATAATGCCCACACCGTTTAAGCTGACTATGAAATGCGACATTTGGACGTCAAGCACTGATCAAAAGTTACAAATCATGGAACAGATATTAGTTCTGTTTAATCCAAGTTTAGAACTGCAAACTACTGACAACTACATCGACTGGACAAGTCTAAGTGTATTAAATTTAAATGCTTTAAGTTGGTCAAGTCGACAAGTTCCGGTGGGCAATGATACTCCTATTGATGTAGGAACACTAACACTAGATAGCCCTATTTGGATTAGTCCCCCGGTCAAGGTCAAACATCTTGGGGTTATTACTAAAATTATCACTAGTGTGTATTCAGGTAGCACTACTGAGCCAACGGGTTACATTGAAGGGTTAGGAATTGACCCTGCGCTACAAACCAATGGCGGGTCAACAACATTTGGTCAGTTGGTTGCGCAAGAAACTACTACGATTGGCGGATTTAAAATCCTCGTGTATGATAATCAAGTACAGTTGATGGGTAAGAATGACGGGGTAATTCCGCCAAATCCCACACTAGATATACAAACTCCTACAGGTCCAGCACAAAGTTGGTCGGAAGTGTTTAGTCAATTCCCTGGGCAGTATGTTGCAGGATCTAGTATGATATACTTGTCACAGCCTAATAGCACGTATGTTATTGGTACATTTGCTGTTAATCCGCTTAACGACAATATCCTTCAAGTAAATTGGAATACAGATTCATTGACATCAAACACTGGCATAGACAGTGCTGGTAAGCTGGCTACTGATGCCGGTTATAATATTGCCGGAAGTTACCGACCAAGCAGTCCCGGAACTTTTGATGCAATCATAAATCCTCAGACCTATACTCCAGATGCACCTGCCGTAGGTACAAGATATCTAATCATTGAAGATATAGGCGATCCTAGTAATACAGCACCATCAGAAGTATGGGGCAATCTAGTAGCACTGGCAAATGACATTATAGAATACACCGGATCTTCATGGAACGTAATCTTTAATGCTAGTCAGGAATCCGACACCATGGTGTGGCAAACTAATATATACACTGGAGTTCAATACTTGTGGAACGGGGTTTCATGGGTCAAGAGCTTTGAAGGTGAATATACTGCCGCACAATGGAAAATCATACTTTAATATCAAAATTTATAATACACCTAGGACCAACAGTAGGTATACTACTAGCATGATATCTCGAACCGTCGAATAATACTATGCGGCCTTTCTTAGGAGTTACTGTTTGCTTAACAGTAAAATTAGTCAATGGCACAGTTGGGCCCCATGGTATATCCGATGTTGTCTGATCAAACAAGTGTGTGTCACCGTCGCTATCATTAACATAGTACAAACAAGCCAAATGCGGAAAATCATAATCCACATGTGGGTTATCCCAAGGTTTATGTTTAACAATCGGTAAATGCATAAATGTACGACCTTGATAGATTT